ACTACCCTGCCTTATTTCGCCATACACAAGGTGCATTGTCTGTGCGTCCGTACTCTGTATAGAAGCATATTCGGTATGCTGTTCTACAACGCTTTCAGCGTAGTCGCCATTCGCAAGATATGTGTCTTCGACTTGCTGAAAGATTACAGGTGTGTCGTACCTCATATAAATCTAACCCTGCCCCTTGTTGTGTTTACTTCGTCCTGTGCGTTAAGCCAACCCTGTATGTCGTCCATATAAGGCTTAAAATCATCGTCTGTCCACGAAAGGCTTTCGCCCTGTACCGTGTGGCTTGACAAACCCTCACTACCGATACGATTAAACCGTGCTATTGTTACCTCTACTACTATGTAAGACAGTTCTTCTGGGATAATGGATTGACCAAGCAAAAATGCTAATCTCTGCTCGGTCAGTTCCATTATCGTTTCCACTCTGTCTGTCATAGCCTGTGTAGGGCTGTCTAAACCAAGCAAAATAAGAATTTTATCAAGCATAGTTAGCCCCTTTCTGGGCTATGCCCTTATGCACTAATAGTTCCCTTGAAAACTCCGGCAAGGTCTTCTGCGTAGAACTTTACGCCTGTCATCATAAGGCTTTCGATACCTGCCATAGATGTGTTGACCTTGTGGCAAATTCCTACAAGACCGCTTTCGTCAGCCGTCATACCGAACTCTGTGCCTACCTCACCGTTTGCAGGGACATATGCACCACGCAGGTTTGCCTTTGCTGTGGAAATAACTGTACCTGCTGTTACGTTAGCAGAGAAGATAACCGTGCCAAGCCCCAGAAAATCCTCAACATAGTCGAAGCCAAAGGCGTTCTGTGTTGTGATTGTCGCTGTGCCAAGATAGTTGGCTACGTCTGCCGGATTGACGAAGTGTACAGGCTCGCTGTCTACGTCTTCAAAGTAGGTGTGGATTGCTGACCAAGCCTGTGCTAACTGTTTCTGGAAAGTTGTCTGCGATGTTACTGTGCCTGTACCTGCACCGATTGCTGTGAAGAACGAAGCCTTGATAGCCTTACGGATAGCACCGATAAGTGCCCTGTCTGTATCATAGAGTGCGTTCTCACGTCCGGCTTTCTGGATAGCCTGTGCCGTGACAATCTTTCTGTAGAAGTCAAGCGACAGTTCTGGGCTTACGGCTGTTCTTTCGATTTCTGTAAGTGGTACTGTTTCACCGCTTGCAGGCTGTTTGCGAAGTGATCCTTTGATTTTGCTCTTGTAAACATTTACAAGTGTACCTGCCGACATAGCGTACATATCGTTTACGCCAAGAATTTCTGCAAGGCTTCTGATACCCTCTGACAGGTTAGAAGCAAGGTCTACTGAAATAGCAGGTGCTACATCGTTTGCAACTGTTGTGTACTGAATTTCAACTGCCATTGTTGTTTCTCCTTATTTAAATAGTTCCATATTTTCTTCTATGGCTTTAAGGCGTTTGTGTGTGTCCTTAATAGCCAAAATGTCTTCTTTTGACATTCCAGAAGCACTACCCCTTTTAGGCTCTGCCCCTGCTATCTGTCTTTTAACTTCTGCGTCAACATAAGCCTGTATGAAGCCACTAAACGCTTTAACAGCGTCCCTTGTGCTGTCTGCATTGTCGGTCACAAGCACATTTATGATTTCGTCCGGCACATTCAACTTGTCTGCCTTGAACATATCCCTTGCCTGTTTCATCATGCTGTTGTGTGCCTTTTCTGCTTTCAGCAGGGCAAGTTCGTCAGCCATTGCTTTGCGTTCGTGGTCAGCCTTTTCCTTGTCATTCATCTGGGCAAGTCTATTGGCTTCTTCTACTTTGGCTACCGCTTCTGCTATAGCCTTGTCCTGTTTCTCTTGCCACGAAGCAAACTTCTTGTTGATGATTGCGTCAACGTCTGCGTCTGTGTACTTGACTTCTGCCTGTGTTGTTTCCTGTGTAGTGTTCTGTTCTGTCATTTTTAAATACCTCACTTTTAAGTCTTATTGAGCATTGACTACTCGGTGCTTTTTACAACTTCACGACTTGGTTGTGTGTCCCCACTATTTACGGTGGGCGTTGCAGGTATCGCACCTGCCTTGATCTATTACGCCCATAACAAAAGGGTGCTTTCACACCCCTGTTACAACATCAGCCTTTTACACTTTCGTGTGCTGTGTCTTTATCAACCTTTTCTGCGATAATACTTGTTTATCAATTCAAGTATTTGCCGTGAGTATGTCGTGTCATCACTATACTTGTCGGGTAAAGGCATACCATATTCAAGTAGTTTTTGCTGTGCAAATGCTTCTGCCATAAACTCTGACACATCTCTTGTTCCGTGTTCATAAGTGCTGACCCATTTAGTTGGATCGCCCTCTGTTTCTCGCAAATACTTCCTGTGGACTTTTTTAACCTCTTTCCAAAAGTCTTGGTCTTGTGGAAAGCCAAGCCCCACTTTTGTTCTGTATTCACTTGCGATTTCGTGTGCAAACTCGTGGATCGCTGTGTAAGGTGCGTTATTAGATATGCGTATTGTGCCACCCAAGTCAGCAGACCCCCCTGCTTTATGTGCCCCACTTACAACCTTAACAGTATGGTTTTCATATTCATCATTCAATCGGTTTATAATGCCGACCTGCGTTGCTGTTATTTTGTCAGAAAATTCAATTTTGTTTGGTGCAAAGTTTAACAAACTATCATACCACCTGTTACGCTCTGCGTCTGTCATAGCGTCCCATTGTGCCGTAGTGCCACCGCTTTCAAGCCAAGTAAGCCATTGTTCATAGCCTGTTTTGTCTACCTTTGGTGCTGTCGTACAATGACAGTTAGGGTGTATCGGTGGTGCGTTTTCACCTGCACGCATATCAGCAACCTTGAATACCTGTTTATCAAGTTCTCTACAGATAGGGCACGCTCTTGGATTTACCGCACAATATTCGTATTCTTCTATACCTGCTTCTTCGTACTGTTTCTTGGCTACATCGGTCTGCACCCTGCGTAGTTCAGTTACCACAAGCCTGTGTGCGTCCCTGTATGACTTGTCAAAGGCGTTGTCTTTGATACGCCTTGCCATTTCCTGTGTGCTGACACCAGATATAAAGCCTTTCTGTAACTCTATGGCAAGGTCATTACGCAGGTTGTCCATATGCGACCATATGCGTTCACTAAAGTTGGCGTTGTAGAAGTCTGCATTGACTACGTTGCGTGCGTACTTGGCTGTCTGTACATCTGTCAGCGTGTTGCCCAATATACCAGACATTCTTTGCAATTCCTGTACGGCACGATCCGTTGCTATCTTTTCATAGTGCTTGTCTATGTCATTGAAGCCGTCTACCAACTTCAAACCAATCTGTGCCTTTAACAGTTCCATACGGTTAATACGCATAGTGGCGTTGTACAACCGCATTTCTTGGTTTGCCCTGTCGCTAAAGTCTTTGTCTGCTACATACTTCTTGGCAAGTTCTTCGTAACGCTCTATATCAAGGTTTGCCACACGCCTTTTGGCTTCTGTGATGTCTATGCCCTCTGCGTCTGCATACCTGCCGTAAAACGCAGATATTTCCCTTTCAGCCCACCTGTACATATCACGGTAAATGCGGTTTACTTCTCGCATTTCTTCTTCTTCTGTAAGTATGTAGGCTTCTCGCTGTGCTGTTTCCCTATCACGCCAATAGTCAGCGTTTTCCAACAGCCGTCTTAATTGGCTTCGTGTCATAGGCTACGCTCCAAAGATGTTATCTACCACGCTTGGTGTCTGTTCGGCTTCTATCCGTTCAAGTTCGTCAGCAACATTGTCTACAAGGCTGATTGCCTTTAACTGTGTTTCCTTACTGACGACACCCTCTAAACTCTTGGCTACTTCTGCTTCGCTTTCAAGGTTTGCAGGATAGTTCGCAGTAAATTTGATGTCAAGGTCTTTCCAAGCGTCTTTGCTTACCCTGTGCTGTTGGGCTATTGGGCTACTGAATATGATCTTGTAACGCTCTATCATAGCAGACGTAAACCTGCGTGACTTTGCTACAAACAGATTGCTCATTGCTTCAAGTTTGTAACGCAGGGCTATGCCGGACGCTGTGCCAAAGTTTTCGTCACTTATGTTGGCTACCATACACATCTGGAAAATGTCTGTTTTAAGTCTTTCAAGCAGGTGTTCCTGTGATGTGTCACTTTCCGGCTTGCCCATAAACTCGACTACAGGCATACCCTCTGATATGTCGCCCTCAAAGTTGATTACCCTTGTTGACCGCATATGCGTGGTGTCTTCATCGTCTACCTTTGCACCTATGATTTTCATATATGCGTCTGCAAAGTAGTCTACATCGTTTGCCTTTTCACTTAAGGCTTTGTTGTAGGCGTTGATTGCAGGCATAGCACTTTCAAACAGCCCCATTCTTTCATCATTGGCTATGTACTCGACAGCAG